CGATTCTCGCACCATACGATCGGATGCTGATGCGAGTCGAATATCGTCGTGCCGTTCTCTCCGATGATCCAAAGCGTCTCGGGTTTCATGCGTGCCACTCCCTCCACGTCGAAAGCCTCATGCAGACGAGCGCATCGTCGTCACGATCGCCTTTGCGCTTGACGATCGCGACCGGCTCCTGATGCAGCTCGGCGTTTCGTTCCGCCTGCTGGCAGGCGTCAAGCATCCGACCAAACGACGGTCTCGAGAGCAGTTTGCACTCGATTGAAAAATGCGGATGGATGACATCGCTTTTGCCGCCTCGCTCGTCGCGCGTGTCTGCGCCGCGCCGCTTGCCGCCGACAAAGGCAGCAATGCGACGCTCAAAGGCTTTCCACGCTTTGTCACCCATCGCGTTTAATCTCCTGGAACATTCCCGATTCGATCGCGCTGCGCGTACATTCCCAGCAAAACAGAAACCGCATCTCGATTTCGCCGTCAGGGAAGTCCCGCGAGACGATCTCGACGCGACCTTCGTTTCGGCATTGACCGATCCAAGGATAGACGGCTTCGCATTTTGCAGGCATCAGGTCATATCCTCAAAGCGTCCGGTGGCGAAGTTCCGATGCAGATGTTCAGGATCACCCGCATCGGTCGCTCGGCTCGCTGCTACCTGCAACTCGACCAAACCCTTTTCGTCGGTCGCTTTCAACGTGATGACCGTGTCGCAGGCGTATTCGAGTTGGTCGCCTTTCGATTTCCCGTTTCGACCAAGCTCGCTGACGATCACGCTACTGATCGCGCCGTCAGATTCCTTGCGCGCTGCCATCGCAAATAAGACCCACCGCTTCATCGACTCGAAATAGCCACCGCCTTCCGTGTCGAAGTCGATCATTCGGTTAAGGGAATCCAGCACGAACATCAGCCGCCGGTCTTCGTACTCCAGCAGCTCCTCGGCTTTTTCGATGAACACGTCAATCGAGAATCCAGGACCGACGTTGAGGATCTGAAGCTGCTCCGCAACGATCGGATCAGGTTCGCCGCGCATGTAGCGGTAAAACCGCTCCGCGATGTGACCGCGCGACATCTCCGCGTTTACATAAAGCACTCGCCACCCTGCGCGAGCTGCTTCGACGGCAGCGCCGATCGCAAGCAATGACTTCCCGGTCTTCTGCTCGCCGACGATCGTGTTGCAACCGTAGAAACCTTTTCCCGCAAGCACGCGGTCGATCGCATCGCAGCCTGACGACCAATGCGGCGTCAAGTCCGTGATCGGCTCGTCCACGGTCTGCACTTCGACAGGGTTCAGATTCGGCTTGTGCGCCGTCCGCAAGCATCGCATCAGCCGCGCTTTCGGAAGCGACTGCATCCGACCGACCAGCGCGTGAATCTCTTCGCGAAGGATCTCGCGGTGATGCTCTTCGCGCGCCTCGATGTCTGCCAGCCAGCGATCGACGCCGACCGGTTTGATCGCCGTGTCGTAGAACCACGCAGCAACCGGGAGCTCCAATTCAGTCAGCCGCATTACCCAGGCCAGCGCGTCGATTCCTGCCGCGCCCTCGGCATTCGCTTCGATCAGTTCAGTTCTCGTTTCAATCATCGTTCCTCCAGTTTGCAAACCTACCATTCCATGCCGCGCATGAAACGCGCAAGATCATCGGCTTCGATTTCCGGCACCGGCTGATTTGTGCGGCTGGCGACGAGCCTCGCGCGCGCGGCTTGCATCGCGGCTTCAATGTCATCGCGCCGAACGCGCCGCCACCACTGTCGCAAAGCAGACGCGGGTCGATCGTATCGCTTGCCGGTCTTCGGGTGCTCGTATTCGATCAGATCCGGCCAGACGTAAGCGACCCAGGCGCGGACCTGCTCGCGTGTGTATTTGACGCCACCCGGATAGCGTTCGATCATCGCGTCGATCTGATCGTCGGAGAGATCAGGTCGATCCACCGACGATGCCTCTTCTCTTCTCTTTTCTTTCTTTCTTTCTTTGGTGTACCCCCTCTTGGGGGTAGGTTGCGACCCCCTAGAGGGGGTAGGTTTGTCGTCAACGTACCCCCGCTTGGGGGTAGGTTCAGCTACCCCCGTATGGGGGTAGGTTGATGCGCGCATCGACCAGGTTGCGATCTGCTTGTCGATCTGGATCGTGGGGATTCGACCGCTACCGCGACGCTCAACGATCAGGATCGACTTCGCTTCGAGCGATCGAAGCAGCTCGCCGATCTTGCGCGCCGGGATGCCGGTCACGTTCGCGATCTGGCTCGCAGACAGCCGATCCGCTTTCTTCGCGTAGCCATAGGTGAGCCGGACGACCGCGAGCGCGACCGCAAGCTCGCGACCAGACAGACGCGCGCGCGCCAGCGCCTCAAGCAAGGCGTTCGCAATGCGCGTATAGCCGTCTTCGACTTGCGGTGTCGTCACCGCTTGCCGATCTGCTCGGCAGCGACGTCGCCGATCAGGTCGCGGAGCTCCAGGTCTGGCGCAACGAGCAAGATGCGAAAAGCCGTCGAAGCCGTCGTGCCTGCGCCTGCCATAATCTCGTAGATCGTCGTCCGAGGGACGCCAGACAGCTTCGAGAACGCGGTGATCGTCATATTTTCACGAGCGAGATAGTCAGCGAGTTTCATGGCGCGCAATTATACCGCATCTGTCGGTTTCCCGAATGTCGGAAATGCGATATAATTTAGCCGCGCGTCATCCGGCGCGCAGAACTGGAGGAACAACCCGATGAGTTTGCTTTCTAACGTGCAGACCGGCGTGAAGGCTCGACCGCTTCGCGCCGTGATCTGCGGACCTGAAGGATCAGGCAAGACGACGCTATGCGTCGGTGCGCCGAAGCCGATTGTGCTGACGACCGAAGACGGTCTTGGCCTGCTCGACGCGCCTAGCTTGAGCGCAGAATCATACCCGCACGTCAACGCGCTGCTTGACGAGCTGACTGCATCCGAGCACGACTACCGTTCGCTGGTTATCGACGCGATCGACGGCATCGAGCCGCTGATCTTTTCGGACATCTGCGAGCACGGCAACAAGAAGAACATCGCCGACTTTGGTTTCAACAAAGGCTACGTCCAGGCCGATGACTACTGGGTCCGCTTCTTCCATCGGCTCGACGAGCTGCGCGCGAAGCGACGCATGAACATCATCGTGATCTCGCACGTCTCTGCGAATCACATCGACGACCCGGTCGTTGGCACCTACGTCCGCTACGAACCGAACTTGCACAAGCGCACGGTGCCGTTGCTGACGAAATGGGCAGACCTGGTTGGCTACCTTGCGCCGATGCGATCCGCGCGAGACGAAGGCGACGAGACGAAGAACCGCACCGTTCGCGTTTCGCAGAACTCGCGCGCGCGGTTCCTGCACGTCTACGATGACGGCAGGTTTATCGCGAAGAACCGATTTGGCTTGGAAGAGCCGATCGAGATCCCGATTTCTAACGGCTGGGCAGCGGTGTCGTCAGCGATTGCTGAGCGATTCGCAGCCGTGAAAGCCACCAACAAGCAGAAGGAGAACGAAAAATGAGTCAGACCATCGACATCGACCTGAGTGGAGTCGATACCAGCGAGGTCGGTCAGGCAGGCGGATGGAAGAGTTTGCCGTCCGGCGAATACCGCATGATGATCTCGAAGGCAGAGCTGCGCGCGCTCAAGAGCGGCAACGGCACCGCGCTGTCGATCGAGTTCGCGGTCGTCGGCGGTGCGTCGAACGGCGCGCGGCACTTCGAGAACTTGAACATTCAGCACAACAATCCGACGGCTCAGAAGATCGCGCATGAACACCTTGCCAACCTGCTCGACGCTTGCAGTCTGCCGCGCGACACGTTGAAGACTCGCGGCACCGCGAAGCTCGAAGGCCAGGTCGTGCTGGCCGAGGTCGTCCGCAAGGCGGCGCGTGATCCGAAATACGGTGACGCCGACGGCATGGACAGCAGCGTGCGCTGCTACGCCATCGCCAACGGCGCGGCACCGCAGGCTCGACCGCAGGCGGTTGCGGACACGACCTTCGACGACGTGCCGTTCTAGTTCTCTATCGGCTACGCGCGGGTTTTTGGGTGCTTTACCGCGCGCAGCCGACTGTCACTAGGCTTGGCTGCACCTAGAGAGAAAAACGCAGCCGCATTTTTAGCTTTGCTGGGTTTCGCAAAGTCATAGTGTGACAATGCGCGACTCCCCCCAAACGGTCTGGCTGCGCCGATAGCATGAAAGCAGCCACTCATTTTTACTCGGCGTGATCGTCGAGGATCGAGCGCGGTGCGGGTTGTTCCTCCTCCCGTGCCGCGCTCGATCAGCCATCAGGAGGAACCAGCATGGCAATCAGACCGACGAACATCAGCGCGCGGATCGACGAAGCACTCGTTCGTAACGAGATTGCGAACGAACGCGCAAGGATGGAGAATCCGAGCGGGATCGACCGCATGAGCAGCGCAGGCCGATGCGTGCGCGAACGATGGGCAGCAGCGCGCGGTCTGCCTCTTGATCCGGCCAAAGGCTTCAGTCAGAACCCGAAGTTGCTGCGCGTCTTTCGCCTCGGTCACATCATCGAAGACGAAGTGATCTCGCTTTTGGAAGAGGCAGGTCTGCACGTTCACGATCAGCAGCTCGAAGTCGGTAGCATCGAGTCTGGCTGGCTGGGTCACATCGACGGTTTGATCGACGTGCCGACGCCGACGGGATTGACGCGGACGTTTCTGCTGGAAATCAAAAGCGCGAACAGCAGACGCTTTGCAGAACTCGTCGAGATGGACAGCTACGCGGCATGGAATCCGAACTACGCAGCGCAGGTTCAGGCGTACATGATGCACCTGCCGGTCGAAGAAGCGCTCGTCGTCGTCTACAACAAAGACACGAGTGAAATCTATCACGAGCAGATTCTATTCGATCTCGACCAGGCGCGTGCGATCGAGAAGCAGGCGCAGGTTGTGACCGCTGAAGGAGCGACGCCGCCGAAGCGACCGCGCGATGCGACCTCGCAATACTGCAAGCTATGCAAGTGGTGCGATCGAAACGAGTGGTGCTGGAGCGCAGCGACCGACGTGGAGTTTGACGCATGAGGTGGCTGCGACGAATGACCCGCAACGTGCTGGCCGAATCGTTCGACGAGCTGATCCTCGCGACCAGTCATGCGATCGTCGCGCTCGATAGCGACGATGTGGACGTTGCGCGACTGTACCTAGAGAACGCGCTGAACCGTGTTGAACAACTGCTAGACGAAGGAGCAGCACATTGAACTTTTTTCAGAAACAGCAGGCAGCAGGTCGAGGCAACAAGCGTTACGACGACGCGACGATCGAACAGGCTCGACAGCGAGTTGAGCAAGGCGAGTCGATCCGAGGCGTCGCGCGCGACATGGGGATCAATCCAAAGACCTTGCAGGATCGTATCAAGAAATGGAGGAACAGACTTGATGACCCGACTGACGAAGATTTCTATCCTGACGCGGCGTGAAAACACGATGGAGCTGCCGGTCGATTCGCGGCGCATCCATGCTTGGTACGCAGCACGCGAGCGTGACCCGGAACGCGCGCCGCTAATTCAGGACGCCTTTCCAGAACTGGACGACGATCAGCGTGAGTTCATGCTGACCGGCGCGACCCCGGAAGAGTGGCGCGCGTTTTCGTCAAAGATGCGGAGGCATTAGCATGAAGCCGGTTGTGCGCGTCATCGAAGAACTGATCCTCGAAAACACCAGTCCGACGCAGATCAGAAAGATCACGCTGTCCGGTCGTGATTTAGACATCTGCCAGCGAAACGCGGAGATCAGGCAGCGGCAGATCGGACAAAGCACGATGTCCTCGTTTGCGTATCATTTGCAAGGCGTCATCGGCGAAGCTGCGGTGCTGCGCGCGTTTGGTGCGCCGCTTCGCTTTCTGCACAAAGACGAAGACTTCGGCGTCGATCTCGTGATCGGCACGATCGCCGTCGATGTCAAATGCACGAGTGGTCCGATGCCGAAATGCAATCTCCTGCTCGACGCCGACAAGGAGGTCCGCGCCGACGTGCTGATGCTGGCGCGGACCGACGAGCCGTTCGGCTTGCGCGAAGAGAACGACTCACTTGAAGTCGATCTTCTCGGCTGGATTGAGCGCGAGACGTTTATGCGAGACGCTAAGACGTTTAAGACGCGGCAGGGTTTGAAGCGACGCTTGATGAACACGGAACTGCGACCGATCGAAGAGTTCGCGACGCAGCTTGAGCAGCTAATCGACATCGACGGTTGAATTGCGGTGTCGTTCGACCGGCGCGAAAGTATTTCGACGCATCTCTACAGACTGACCAGCATCAAGGAGGAACACGATGCGACCGCAGGTGAAAGAAACCAGCTTTCAGGCATGGCAGGAAATCAAAACGACGACGCTGGGGGAGAAGCAGCGCGCGGTTTACGATGCGCTGAAGTCGGCCAAGCGTCCCGTCACGGGTCGCGAGATTGCGCAGTTTCTGAACCTCGAAGGCGCGTGGAAACGTCTGCCTGAATTGGAGCGACGCGGTTTGGTCATGCGAAGCGGCACGCGAAGGTGCAGCGTCACCGGACGAAGCGCGCAAACTTGGGTGCGCGTAATCTGATCACAGTCTGTTTTGATTCGGAGTGTCCAAATGGATTCAAAATACAATAGCTTCATTGAATCAAAAGCCATTGCTGTGCCGCATGTGGGATTTGAACCTACGACGCTAAATTCAAATCTGTTTGAATGGCAAAAGTCGATTGTTCGATGGGCTTTGCGCAAAGGACGCGCGTGTCTCTTTGAGGATTGCGGACTTGGTAAGACAATCCAGCAGCTCTCTTGGGCTGAGCAGATCCCAGGCAAGGTGCTGATTCTTACGCCTCTTGCCGTTGCCGAACAGACTGCGAACGAAGCCGCTCGTTTTGGCATTGAAGCTAGTGTGTCAAGAGACGGTAGCGCTCGCGATCAAATCACAATTACGAACTATGAGCAGATGCACCGTTTCGATCCATCTGAATTTCAAGGCATTGTCCTCGACGAGTCGTCTATTCTGAAAGCGCAAACTGGCAAGATCCGATCACAGATCATCAAAGCAGCAGCGGATATTCCTTATCGGTTGGCATGTACCGCAACGCCTGCGCCCAACGATCACATTGAACTTGGAAATCATGCTGAATTTGTCGGAGCGATGCCGACCCAAGAGATGCTCGCTCGATTCTTCGTCCACGATGCCGCAAAGACACAGGACTGGAGATTAAAGGGTCACGCCAAAGATGATTTCTGGTCATGGGTAGCGACTTGGGCCGTGATGCTTCGCACTCCTGCTGACTTGGGTTTCCCGGCTGATGGTTTCGATCTGCCTGATCTAAGAACTCACCATCATCACATTTCGACTGGGATCGTTCAGGATGGCGAGCTCTTCGCGATGCCCGTCAATTCGCTGAACGATCAGCGAGCGGCGCGAAAAAAAACGATGCGCGATCGTGTCGCGAAGGTCGCCGAGATGGTCAACGCTAGTGATGATCCGTGGGTGATCTGGTGCGAACTGAATGCCGAAGGCGACATGCTCGAATCAGCGATCCCGGATGCGGTGCAGGTCAGCGGATCTGATTCAGACGAAACGAAGCGCATCCGGATGCTTGGATTCTCAACTGGTTTGCATCGAGTCATCGTGACGAAGCCTAAAATCGCGGGATTCGGCATGAATTGGCAGCATTGCCGAAATGTGGCATTTGTCGGCCTTTCGCACTCGTGGGAGCAGTATTACCAAGCGGTGCGAAGATGCTGGAGATTCGGCCAAGCTCAAGATGTAGACGTCCACATTGTTTCGACGGATATTGAAGCTGCGGTGTTGAAGAATATCGTGAAGAAGCAGGCCGCAGCCGACGACATGGCTGCTGAAATGGTCGCGCGAATGAAGAGGACGATGATGCAAGAATTGCAGGGCAAGACTCACATCTTGAGCAAGATCGAAACCGGCAATGTCGTCAATGGCGACGGGTGGACGATGTATCACGGCGACTGCGTTGACGTTGTTTCATCGCTTGATTCGGATTCGATAGGTTATTCGGTCTTTTCCCCGCCGTTTGCTTCACTCTATACATATTCAGATGATCCGCGCGACATGGGCAATTGCTCGGACAACGATGCATTTTTTGAGCATTTCAAATATCTCATCCCTGAAATCTACCGAGTTACCCAGCCCGGTCGTCTGGTTTCATTTCATTGCATGGATTTGCCGACGAGCAAAGTCCGTGATGGATTTATTGGGTTGCGAGACTTTCGCGGAGAACTGATCCGCGCGTTTGAGTCAGAGGGCTGGATTCTGCACTCTCAGGTCTGCATCTGGAAAGATCCGGTTACGGCGATGCAGCGCACGAAGGCCTTGGGGTTGCTTCACAAGCAGATCAAGAAAGACTCATGCATGTCACGGCAGGGGATACCTGACTACCTTGTCACGATGAGGAAGCCAGGCGATAACGACAATCCTGTCGAGCACACTAACGAAGATTTTCCAGTCGAACTGTGGCAGCGATATGCTTCACCTGTCTGGATGGACATCAACCCAAGCGACACGCTCCAGTTCCGTTCTGCTCGGGATCACGATGATGAACGTCACATCTGCCCGCTGCAACTTGATGTGATTCGCCGCGCGCTCAAGCTGTGGAGCAACCCCGGAGATGTAGTCTTGTCTCCGTTTGCGGGTATCGGTAGCGAAGGTTTCGTATCGCTGGAATGCGGAAGATCATTCGTAGGAGTAGAGTTGAAGCCTAGTTATTTTAATGCGGCGTGCGAAAACCTTCGATCTGTTGCCGATCAAGGAAATCTGTTTTGATGTTGGACGTTCATGAAAAGATCCAATCCGTTGTTCGAGGCGCGGATTTGAAGTACGGACAATTCACTTCGACGCATGAAGCCTATGGGGTTCTGGCTGAAGAGGTGGCCGAGCTGCTTGATGAGATTCGGGCGAACAATCGCGACGGAGTGATAAATGAGGCGATCGACGTCGCAGCAGTCGCCACCCGCCTCGCTATTGCAGCCGCATATTGCGCAATTCCGTTTCACCGACGAAGTGGTTTTGATGGGTGAGAAAATGCACGCGCGACGGTGCAGCGTAACCGGACGCAGCGCGCAGACCTGGGTGCGCGTGCTTTGAATGAGTTGGCATTATTCGCGGGCGCTGGTGGAGGCTTGCTCGCAAGCCGTTTGCTCGGATGGCAAACCGTCTGCGCCGTCGAGTTCGACCCTTACGCGCGAGACGTTCTGCTCGCACGTCAAAACGATGGATGCCTCGAGCCGTTCCCGATCTGGGATGACGTGCGGACATTTGATGGACGAGCATGGCGAGGCGTTGTTGACGTGGTTTCGGGAGGATTCCCGTGCCAGGACATCAGCGCAGCCGGACAAGGCGCAGGAATCGAAGGCGAGAAATCAGGACTCTGGTCAGAAATGGCGCGAAT